AAATCGGACAAGCCGCTGATTGATACCGGCAAGATGCGGCAGTCTGTCAAATACGTCATTCGCAAGAAGGGAAGTGGTTGATATGGGTCTGGGCATTTTCCGCAGAGCTTTTGTTGTGCGTCGCTTCGGAGAGGAGAACATTGTCGATGGCTATGGGGTTTCCGGGTATAAAGACTTCATTGCGTCCCTGAATGTTCAGCCGCTCTCCAAGGATGAGCTTCAGGCACTCCCGGAAGGTGAGAACACCGTAAAGCGCATGAAGGCTTTCGGCGATCTTGTTTTCCATACCGCAGACCGCTCTGTCGGCCGCAGAGCCGACTGGCTTTTCTATCAGGGGCGGATGGACCCGGAAGGACACTGGTATGAATGTGTCAGCTCGCTGGGGTGGGACCACACGATGGTGGGTCACTGCCGCAGCGAGTTTGTTCAGGTTTCGGCGGCAGAGGCCAACCGTATGCCGCGCCCTGAAATCCGAGCAGATGGGAAAGGCGGGTATTGCTGCGTATGACGCTTTATGACCTGAAGAAGCTGCTTATGCAGCTCACCCAAACGTACTTTGCCGGAGCAACCGTGACGTATGCCAAGCAGAGCTTTGTAGCAAAGCCCAGCAGTCCGCTGGTCACGCTGACCACCGGCTCCGTCAACCGGTCAAGGAACCCACCGGTCAAAATCATTGAAGGCACACCGGTGGCCTTTTATCCTGCATCCGTTCCTGTGCAGATTGACCTGTTCACTCATGGCAGGCAGGAAGAAATTGCACCGGGGTTCACCCCCATTGCCGAAAACACGGCTGAGGATGATATGCTGGCCTTTGAGAGCTTTCTGAACTCGCCGTTCGTAACGCAGTGGTGTCACCAGCATGACATTGCCATTGTCGTTCCCACGGCGGTTCAGGATTTGACCGATTTGGTGCATGATACCAACTACGAGTTCCGAGCAATGCTAGAAATCGCTGTGTATTTCACCATGACCGCCATCGGTTTTACTGGAACGCTGGACATCGACAGCGTGAAGCATTCTGGTGGCGAAGATGACATCCAAGCTGATGATGTCATCGAGATCGAGCCGCAGGTGACCCCGACACCCAGCGGCGGTGGTAGTTCGGAAATGACTGCCCATGAGGGCGAATATTTCACGAACGCCGAGATAAACAACCGACTCGTAAAGGAGGAAGATGACACATGAGCAACAACCTCGATAGGATTTGTACCGTGGACATTTCGCTGGCGTCCCCCATCTCCAACGATGCCAACTTCGACAATATCCTGATTCTGGGTCCGGCACCCGCAAATCCGACTGAAGATGTACCTGCCGTTGGCGTGTACAACAGTCTGGAGGAACTGACGGCGCTGGGCATCGTTGCCACCGGTGAACGCGCCGACCCTGTTGGCGTGGCTGCACGGGTGGCTTTTTCGCAGTCTCCCAGACCCCATGAGGTCTATGTTGCCTTTATGGGCGACATCGTGGACAAAGAGAGTGAAGACCCTGCATTGCAGACCGTAAGCGCGGTTCTGGAGAACGCGCTGGCCGTCAATGGCTGGTACTGCATCTGCCCGGTCGGTCTGGCGGATGAAAAGGTCAAGGAAATCATCCAGTGGACCGAAACCCAGAACAAGCTGTGCGGCTACATCGACAAGGATTCGGATAAACCCATTGTGGATGCCGGCCTTTATCTGCGCAGCTTCCCGTTCTTCCCGAAAGAAACGGCCGACCAGTTGGAGAACGACATCCCGGCTGAGAACCTGTACGGCATGGCTGTAGCTGCGGCCGTCAAGGCGATGAACTACCACGCCGGTCAGGAAACGTGGGCACTGATGCCGCTTGCGACCGTTTCTCCTGCAAAGCTGACCAGCACGTTTATCAAGAAACTGGAGGCTGCAAATTTCAACTACGTCATTACCGTGGCATCCAAGAATATCACGCAGGGCGGCAAGACCGGCGGCGGTGAGTGGATTGATGTTATCCGCTTCCGCGACTGGCTCCAGAACGATATGCAGGTTCGTGTCGTGAACCTGCTCATCGTCAACCCGAAGATTCCTTACACCGACAACGGCATCGGCCTTGTTGAGAACCAGATGCTCGCATCCCTGAAGGACGGCCAGAAGTACGGCGGCATCGCTCCCACGGAGTATGATGCAGACGGCAATGCCATTCCGGGCTATACCACGTCTGTGCCGCTGGCGGCAGACCTGACCAGCGTGCAGAAAGCATCCCGCATTCTGAAGGACTGCAAGTTCTCGGCCCGCATTGCTGGCGCTATCCATGTGGTGGAAATCAAGGGTTGCCTGACCTACGAGAACCTGTAAGGGAGGGAAAATAAATGTCCAGCAAGATTAAGACCTACAACCCGAAGGAAGTTATCGTCACCTGTGGTACGCACATCGTCACCGGCTATGCGGATGACAGCTTCATCAGCATTGAGCCGAACGGAGACGGCATCACCAAGAAGACCGGCTGTGATGGTGAAATTGCCCGCTCGATTTCGCCGGATAACACCTACAAAGTCAAGCTCACCCTGTTGCAGACCAGCGACAGTAATTCGTACTTCTCCGGCATGGTTGATCTCGACCGCGACACCGGCAACGGCCTGTTCCCGATTCTGATTAAGGACCTGAAGGGCGGTTTGGTGTTCAGCACGGAAGCCGCATGGTGCGTAAAGAAAGCCCCGGTCACTCGCGGCAAGGAAACCAACAACCGCGAGTGGGAGCTTGACACCGGCGATGCAACCCTGAAAGAGTAAGGAGGACGCTGATGAATAATCTGAAGCAGCTCGAAACCCGCGAAGTAAACGTGGGCGAGAACATCTTCTACATCCGTCCGCTCCCGGCGTTCAAAGCAGCAAACATGACCGGCGAACTGGCAGCGCTCGTTCTGCCGCTCGTGTCTGGCCTTGCGCCGCTGCTGTCCGCCGTGGACACGGAAAAGGAGGGCAATGGTCTGCTCGACATCAAGGTGGAGGACGCAGCTCCCGCGATTGCGGGGGCTTTCTCTTCGCTCGATGGCGATAAGGTTGAGAAAATCCTGAAGCACCTGCTGATCGCGGGCAGCAACATCTCGGTGGAGCAGCCGGGCGAAAAGGCACACCTGCTTACGGAAGACCTCGCCAACGAAGTGTTCTGCACTGATGTGCAGGATATGTTCATTCTGGCATTTGAGGTCATCCGCACCAACTATAACGGTTTTTTCAAGAAGCTCGGCGACCGATTTGGCAAAGTCGCCGAGTGGGCGGAGAGGACGATGGCTCAGGCCCGGAACGCTACGGCGACCTCGACCTCAGCGGTTTCACAGAGCTTGAGCTGAGAATGTATATCCTCATCAAGGCTCGGCTGGCATCCATGTGGGAGCTGAAGAACTGCTATACGCTGGACGAAGCTCTGAAGCTCTATGCACTGTACCGCATGGAGCAGGACGTGGAAGCCGGCCGGGTAGAGGATATGGCTAAGGAGGTGAGCTGACCAGTATGACCATACGCGACATCGGCATCCTGTTTGGCTACAAGGTCGATCAATCCTCCGAGCAGAAGGTAGAGGGCAGCATCAAGTCGCTGAAGTCGATGGCCTCTAAAGTCCTCGGCGCGGTCGGCATCACGCTGTCCGTCGCGGGAATCAAGAGCGCCATTGATGGCTGCGTTGAGGTGGCATCCTCTATTGAGGAGATGCAGAACAAGTTCGATGTTGTCTTCGGCGATATGCGGGATGAGGTCGATAAATGGGCGCAGGAATACTCCGATGCCATTGGCCGCAACAAAAACGACATCAAGACCTACCTTGCCGATCAGCAGAACTTGCTTGTCGGCTTTGGCATGACCCGCCAAGCTGGCGCTGAAATGGCCGAGCAGATGACCTCGCTGGCCCTCGACCTTGCCTCGTTTGGTAACATGGACGAAACAGCGTCCGTAAACGCCATGACGAAGGCTGTCATGGGCGAGTCTGAAGCCGCCAAGACGCTGGGTGCAGTCCTGAACGACAGCACCAGAGCGCAGGCGATGGCTACGCTGGGGCTGAAAGGAACCTACGATAAGCTGGACCAGCTCACGAAGATGCAGGTCAACTATCAGGCCATCCTCCAGCAAAGCCCGGATGCCATTGGCGACTGCCAGCGCAGTCTCGACAGCTACGAAAGCACCAAAAAGCGGTACATCGCCAAGCTGAAGGAAATCAAAACGATCGTCGGCCAGTTCTTCCTGCCGACCTATCAGAAGATTCTGAACATTGGTGCAAAGGGCCTGACGATGATTCGTGACTGGCTCCAGAAGCTCACCGACCTTACGGATAAGCTGGGCGGCTCACAGCGTGTGCTGTCTGTTCTGGCTGCGGCGTTCACTGCCATGCTCATGGCGATGAACCTCAAGAAAATCGGAGCGGCCATAACCGGCTTTACGAAGCTGGCGCGGGCAATAGGGCTGGGCCACGGAAAGGCGCTGGCCTTTTTTGCGGTCTTCCTGTTGCTGGCCCTCGTGATTGAGGACTTCATCTCGTTCATGCGGGGCGACAAAAGCCTGCTCGGAACCATGCTCGAACGAGCTGGCGTAGACTGCGAAAAGCTGCGCCAGAACATCGTCGGAGTATGGGCGAAGATCAAGCAGGCCATCGGCTACATCGGCGAAGGCATCCGTAATGTGGTTGTCCCCATATTTGAGGGCATCCGAACTGCGGCGGTGGTGGCGCTTGAGGAGATACAGCAAGCCGTAGCCAAGGTAGCCCCCGGTATCGCTCAGTTCTTCAAGGAATTGTCGAGCGGGAAGGTTGATAAGAAAAAATGGACAGACATCGGTGAATCCATCGGCAGAATTGCCGTGGGCGTGGTGGCTGTCATAGCCGCTGTCAAGGGCATCTCAGCTATCTTTGGCGTGATTACAACCGTTATTTCTGTTGTGAAAGCGGTCATTTCCGTTATTAAGCTGGCCTTTGTTGTTGTAAAGAGCATCATCACCGTTATCAAGGTAGTCGGTGCAGTAATCTCTGTTCTTGCCAGCGCCTTCGGCCCGGTCATTCTGGCAATCGCCGCTGCAATCGCAATCGGCGTTTTGCTGTGGAAGAACTGGGACAAGATTCGTGAGGCAGCAGGCAATCTGCTGGAAGGCATCAAGACTACGATTGGCAACGTCCGCGATGCCATTGTGACAGGCATCCAAGCGGCCATTGACTGGATAACATCTCTCCCGGCTGAAGCCCTGAAGTGGGGCTCCGACATCATCGACGGCATCGTATCAGGCATCCAGTCTGCGGTAGGTCGTGTAGGCGAGGCTGTAAAAGGCGTAGCCGATAAGATCAAGTCGTTCCTCGGCTTCTCGGAGCCGGAGGATGGCCCCCTGAGCGACTTCCACACCTATATGCCGGACATGATCGACCTGATGGCATCGGGCATCACTTCCGGCAAGAAGAAGGTGAAGGATGCACTGGAAGGCATGACCGGCGAAATGTCGGTCATCGCCAAGGCCAATGTGGTTTCCAAAGCTACCGGGCGGGGCGCAACCGGCAGAACGACCGGTGGACGCACTGTGACCCAGAACGTAAACATCAACAACCAGTTCAACGGCGACCGCGCCGGGCAGCAAAAGAGTTCTGAGGCTATGGATAAGGCCGCAGGCGATGCTACCGGCGAGATGGCCCGTGCGCTGGCATTTGCAAAGTAGGTGAGAGTACATGGCAAGAGCAAAACAGCCCGTCAGCGTCGATGACATCGAGTTTGATGCCTTGATCGACTCCGAAGAAGGCTATGAAGCGGATGTGCCTGAGTACCCGACTGAAAAGGGCTTCAGTGTAAGCGACACCATCGTGCTGAAAGCCGACACCCTGAACATGACGCTCTATGTGACCGATACACCGGTGACATGGCGGGAACGTACAGGCTCCGGCCCCGGAAAAACGGAGGGTGTTGTTCGTCGGCTGAAGGACCTGTATTTCGCCAAGAAGATTCTCGAAGTCACGACCACTGACTGCGTGTATTCCAACATGGTGATTACAAGCATGAACATCAAGAAGTCTGTGGAGGTCGGCTACGCCCGTGAGATTCCGATAGCCTTCAAGAAGATCGAGGTGACGGAAACAGCCACCGCAGAAATCCCGGCCAGCTACGGCAAGTCGGGCAAAACAGCAAAAGCCGCTGGAAAAGCAAGCACAACCGCCGCAAGTACGGCAGGAAGCAGCTCGTCCGGCGGCTCCTCTGCATCAGGTTCTTCGTCCAGCTCTAGCAGAGGTTCCGTTCTCTATAACGCTGCCAGCAGTTTCGGCTTACTGGGATAAGGAGGGCGTTCGTGGACTACTTCGTCATCGAAGTCCCGGACATGAACGACAGCGTTGTCAAAGTTTCCCTCCAAAGCAGGCTGTATCAACTGCGATTCACATGGAATGACACCGGCGGCTACTGGATGCTCGGAGTGATGGATTCACTCGGAACGCCACTGCTACTTGGTGTCAAGATGGTCCCGCAGTTTCCGCTCAATCTGCTGTTCGGCCGGGATGATATGCCCAGCGGCATCTTCGCTGTCCTGACCGAAAAGGAGAGCGTCGGTCGGCAGGATTTTGCCGATGGGACGGCTCGTTTTGTGTTTGTCCCGGCATGATGCTGGAACAAATCATCCGGTAAAATCAATTCTCATTTTGAACAAATCTTCGATAGCGGGTTTGACAATTCGTTCTCAGAAGGTTCCAGACAAATTTCCATATACTTTTACTGGTAAAGTCCGGGTTTAATCAGAGGCTTTTCAGAGGTTTTGGGATGAATGTTGCTCAAAATGGCCGATTTTACACAGAATCCGTTGGATTGTCCGCCGGACAGTCCTCGGACTGACCAAAACGGGAAACTTTTGCAAAACGCTCATATCATTGGTCACTTTCATTGCATTACCAGAACGGTAAGTTAGAATGAAGATGTGAACCGGGCAAACAAAAAAGAACCAGCGGTAAGCCGTCAGAAAGCACCGCTGGTTCCTATCTCATGCCCGGAACGATACAAAGAAGTTCCGTTGCCATGATTATATCATACCAGCGGGCTTCTTTCAACACAAAAAGGAGTGAACTGATATGAGCTGTAATGATCTTGAACGCGAAGTAATCCGCATGGGCGATGTCGGTGTCGCCATCGACATGGTGGACAATAACCTTGCGGAGGGTAAGCTGGAGCAGGCGGAACGCGCCGTTGTGATTCTCCGGGAAATTTTTGCAGCCCGTAATGATGGGCTGCGGAACTGCTTCTACGGAGGTGATCGGAATGCGTGACAACTGCGTGATTTTCACCACGCCGGAACGGCAGGAATTGCGGGTCGTTTTTGACCCGGACGGAACCCCGTTCTTCTGTGGGCCGGACCTCGCGGCAATCGCGGGCTATGAACAGCCGAGAAAAGCCGTCACCGGCGGCAATCAGGGCGTGAACCGTATTGAATCTGTTTTGAGGAAAGTTCCTTGGGACAATGGTATACGGCGTGGCCGCTGCGATTTTACCTGCTTTTCTGCGGAAAACGCCGTGAAGCTCCTGTGCCGCAGACCTGCGCCCTATGCAGCGATTCGCTGGCTGGAGGATGAAGTGATACCGAAGACGCAGGAAATGGGAGAGGAAGTGGCAAGAGCGTACCCGGCATGGAATAAAAAGCCGGCGCAGAAAGAACTGACGGAACCTCCCCAGAGCCTCAAGCCGGAACACGAAGCCTTTAAGCGGGAACCGCTGCAAGCAGGTGGAGTGGCGCTCATTGAGCGGCTGGACAATATCATTTTGGAATGCGTTTTGCTGAAGAAGGAACTCAGCAAGGCGAAGTAAGAGGAAACCTTCAGGGCTGCGGAAACGCGGCCTTTTTTGTTGCCATCGAAAGGGGAGAATGCCGTGAAGAATTTCGACAGGCAGTACCGGCTGGCGGCGGGCAAGGCAGGCTCGACCGGGTTTGAAATTGGCAGCGGCAAGCGACCGCTGCACGTTTCATTCTCGGTAGAAAAGGCCGACACCAACAGCCAGAATACGGCCAAAGTGACTATCTGGAATTTGAACGACGAACACCTTGCAGAGCTGAGAAAAAACGACTGCGTGGTCGTACTCCATGCAGGGTATGGCGATACACGTCCGCTCATCTTCACCGGCGTGGTCACATTTGCCACGACAAAGGCTGACGGAGCAGACAGGTCAACGGAGATCGAGCTGGTGGATAACCGCATTGAAGTCCGTGACACCTACATTTCCGTCAGTTATTCCGGGGCTGTGAACTGCAAGACCCTGATTCAGGACACCGCAGATCAGATGGGCGTGACGGTATCTTTCTCCTACAACGCAGAGTTCAAGAACATCCCAAATGGATACAGCTACGTCGGCCCAGCCAGAAATGTGCTGACGAAAGCCTGTGAAACCAGCGGGCTGGTCTGGAGCATCAATAACGGCGTCTTGCAGGTCAAAAAGCCGGGAGATACGATGAGCCGCGAGGTGTATGAGCTTTCGGCAGAAAAGGGCCTGCTGGGCCTCCCAGAGCGTGTCCAAATCTCCAATGAGGACAAGGGGTACAGCTACGGCTGGGACGTGGAGTACCTGATGAACGCCGCAATCGGACTGGACGATTATGTGTACCTGAACAGCAAAGTAGTCAAGGGCTATTTCCGGGTCTACTCGGTGCGGATTGAGGGCGACAATATGGAAGGTTCATGGAGCTGCACGGCCCGCCTGCTGGAGGTGAAGCAAAAATGATGCAGGAGTTTGTTGACCAAATCAATAAAAGTGCCCGCAGCGCAACGGAGAATATGCACACCGCTCTGCCGGGCGAGATAAAAAGCTACGACCCGGACAAGGGTGTCGCCACAGTGTTACCGAAGGCAAAATTCACAAAGCCTGATGGCAGCACGATGGACTTCCCAGAAATCTCAGGAGTCCCGGTCATGTTCCCGCAGAGCAAAAACGTCACCATTGCATGGCCCATCAAGAAAGGCGATGGATGCCTGCTGGTTTTTAGCGAACAGGCGCTTGATTACTGGATGTACGGCAAGGAAACTGACACCAAGCTGAAGTTCGACTTGACCAACGCCATTGCCATTCCAAACCTCACATCTGGCGGCAACAGCACCATGAAGTTGGCCTGTGATGAGGATGCCGTAGCCATTGCCGCAGGCGACACAAAAGCCAAGATCACGCCCAAGACCGCAGAACTGACTCTCGGTTCGGCCAAGGTCAAAGTGGAGCCGAGCCTTGTGCAGATCACAGTCGGCGGCACGGTGCTGGCAATTTCACCCGACGGCGTGGACATCACCGGAAAGCTCACGGTCAAGGGTGGCATCACCGCAAGGGATGATGTCAAGGCATCCAACGGCAGTATCAGCCTTGCAAACCACGTCCACAGGGGCGACAGCGGCGGCATGACCGGGAAGCCGCAGTAAAGGAGGGAAAAGCGTGATAGACCTGAAGCTCGATGCCACCGGGGACTTAGAACTCTCGGCGGCAGGCGACATTTCAGCTACGGACAGCATCGTACAGGCTGTCCGTATTCGTTTGCTCTGGTTCTTTGGAGAGTGGCGGCTGATGCCTTCGCTCGGCTTTCCGTACTTTGAGAACCTGCTGGTCAAAAATCCGAATGAGTCCAAACTCCGGCATCTTATCCGGGAAACCGTGATGTCTGTCGATGGAGTGAAGGATGTGACGGATATTTCGTTTGACATTGACAAAAAGAACCGCAGTGCGTCCGTTGCGATCTCGTTTACTACGGACGAAGACAGGTTCAGAGAGGAGATCAGAATACCGTGGCAAAATATGGCTTAACACCGCAGGGACCTAACCCGAAACGTCTGGATGCAATCCTCGATGATATGCACGAACGAATGTCGGCCCGCCTCGGCGTGAACACCCGCCAGAACCCACAGTCTTTGCTGAATCACCTGCTGACCAATGTAGCAGATGAAATCGCAGAGCTGTGGGAATTTGGCGTGGATGTGTATCACTCGGAGTACGTTTCCAGCGCGACCGGAGTGAGCCTTGACTATGCAGCGCAGTTCGGCGGCTCCACGCGCGGAATGGCTGCAAAGTCCTACTACAGCATCCTCTGTACCGGCGTGGACGGTACGGCTATTCCGGTCGGCACGTCGATTGCATCCGACACCAGCCCGGCCACGAACCTTGTTTCCAGCGCAGACGCAGAGATCACGAGAGCATCCTTCAACAAGGCCACCGTTATCCTTGCATCACCGGCGGCTACAACGGCCCTTGGGGTGGCTCTTAACGGAAACCTATACACCATCACCCCTGACCCAAAACAAAGCACCAGCGAAGCCCTAGAGGCTCTGGGAACAGCCATCACGGATAAGGACTTCCATGTGACGGTCATCAACGACACCATCGTGATCGAGGCGGTCGATGAAGCCAGCTCCAATACGCTGGTCCTGTCAGAAAACCTGACCACTGCTTCTGTGGGCAGCATCGTCACATTTGAGACTGCCGAGCCGGGCGACATCTTCATTCCGAACGGCGTAATCACGAAGATCACGAAAGCTGTTCCGGGCATGGAGTCCGTGGTCAACGTGGGAAGCTATGTTGCCGGTCAGCTTGCAGAGAGTGATGTGGAGTTCAGAAAGTCCTACACGAACAAAATCTACAACCGCTCGTCTGCCATGCTGGAAAGCATCAAGAGCGCCATCCTGAAGAATGTGCAGGGTGTGGTGAGCGTAGCTCCCTATGAAAACTGCACAAATGAAGTCGATTCTGCCGGCCGGTGGCCGCACAGCATCGAAGTTGTGGTCGAGGGCGGTGACGCAACAGAAATTGCCCAGCAAATCCTGAACACAAAGGCGGGCGGCATCAACACTTTCGGCAGTGTAGAAACCACCCTGCACGGCGTTTATGGGGAGGACATCGTGGTGCGCTTCAACCGCCCGACGTACGTCAAGGTCTGGTTCAAGGTTGGCGTCACCCTGAGTCCGAACACAAATCCGCCTGCCAACTATGTCGAGCTTGTCAAAGAGCAAATCTTGGAGAAGATGGGCGCTTTGGAGGCGGGGGAGAACGTCATCCCGCAGAAGTTCAACTTGCAGGTGTCTGGCATCGACTACATCGACGTATGGCTGTTTGCAACGCCGAATGACGGCGATATGCCCACCGGCTACACCCAACGCAGCGTGTCCATTTCGGCACGGGAGCGGGCCGTCACCGACGAAAACAGAATCGAGGTGGTCATGGATGGTTGATTACATCCAGAAGCTCCGGGATGATCTTGTGGAGCAGTTTAAAGACAAACCCGTCATCGAGGCCCTCATGGAAGTCGTTGGTGATGAGCTGAACGAGGTCCGGCAGTTTTACGAAGACCTGCGCGACAAGCGGAACATCCAGACCGCAATCGGAAAGCAGCTTGACGGCATCGGCGGCAATGCGGTTCTGACCCGCCTTGAAGCCGGTGCTTTGGCCTGCACCAGGGAATCGGTCTACGTCCTGAACGACGATGACTACCGAACGTACCTGATATACAAAATCTGGAAGAACACCAACCGCTGCACCTACTATGACATCATCCGGGCGTTCAAAATGTTCTGGGACAAGCCGCTGCATTACAGCGAGGACCCGGATGTTCCGGCTACCATGATTTTTGAAACCGACGCCCTGACGCCGGAAGATGATGTTTCCAAGCTGCTGAATGCACCCTTTATCAAGGCCGCAGGCGTAGCCATCATGGTGGTCGCAAAGACTGAATCACCAGAAATGGTCGCAGATGTGCCGATGCAGGCCATTCTGGGGCGCGGCTATATGACCACGACCCTGCCGGAGATAGCAGTTGGCGAGGACTTTATCGACACCGTGCTGCCGGTCCCCGCAGCACAGAATATCACGCAGACAAAACTGCCCGAAATCGAGGAGGATGAGTTATGAGCTACTATGGCTTTGTTGTTACGGACAGCGGTCGAGAGCTGATTGCCAAGCTGGTTGCAGGGCAGCAGCTCCCGATCTCGAAGATTATGGTGGGAAGCGGAATCGTCCCGGACGATGTGAAGCCCGCATCCATGACCGCGCTGATTGAGCCGGTCGCTGCGGGCACATCGACTGCGCCGGTCTATGATGGAGCCAGCGTCCGCATGATCGTGGAATACCGCTCTGACCTGAACGGCGGTCTTGACCACGGATTTTGGCTCCGGGAGTTCGGCGTGTTCGCCTTTGACCCGGACAAGGGCGAAGTCCTCATCTACTACGGCACGCTGGGTGACTACCCACAGTACGTCAGCGCTGCATCCAACACCGGCGTAGATGTCCGCCGCTTCCCGGTGTGCATCGTCATCGGCGAGGGGCTGGGCGTCACCGTAGACTACAAATGTGAGGCGTGGATGACGGCGGAAGATGTGGAGAAGTATTGCTCGGTCACGATGCTCCCGGCATTCCTGAAGGAAGCGCAGAAGCTCGTGGATGCCCACGATGACGATGAGGAGGCCCACCACTCCATCCAGAACAGCATCTCCGACGTGTCCGCCCGGCTGGCTTTGCTGGAACTGATGTTCAATACGTCCGTCACCGGGAACCCGTTCACGGTCACGTTTGAAACGCTGGACGGGACCATCGTGGAGGGTGTTTGGAACACCACGGCAAAAAGAATCGAGTTCTAATGAAACGAATGAACTTATCCCGTTCACCGCCGCTCAATTTGAAACAAAATTTTACTATAAATTCAATAAAAGGAGGCCTTTTTTATGGCTTATGTAACCTTGGGTTCCAAAGCAGTCGGCAGCACCATCAAGCTGAAAGTAAATGGTTCTGCCAGAAACTTCATCGTTGTCCATCAGGGTAAGCCGTCCAGCGTCTATGACGATAGCTGCAACGGTACTTGGTTGCTGATGAAGGACATCTACGAAAGCCGCCAGTGGGATAGCTCGAACACCAACGATTATGCCAACAGCACCATCCATTCCTACCTGAACGGCACGTTCATGAATCTGGTCGAGTCGAGCATCAAGAACGCCATCAAGCAGGTAAAGATTCCGTATCGCAAGGGCCACGGTACGTCAAAGACCGTCACCAGCGGCTCGAATGGCCTGTCTGCGAAGATTTTCCTGCTCAGTGCGACCGAAACGAGTTTCAGCTACGGCTCTATGCCGAGCGGCGAGGGTGCAGAGCTAGCCTATTTCAAGGGTTGTGCAGATCTTTATTCGGATTCCAAGCGTGTTGCCTATCTCAACGGTTCTGCCACCAGCTGGTGGCTCCGCTCTCCGGGCTGCAACGTCACCGCCAAACGCGCGCTGGCCGTCGGCTCCGATGGCGACTGTGGCGACACCAGCTGCTCCTACTCGAACGGCATTCGCCCCGCTTTGATTTTGCCTTCTACTCTCTTGGTGTCTGACGATGGCACGGTCTCGACTAACACCGCACCCTCTACCCCGGGCAGCATCTCCGTTCCTTCGTCCATCATGGGCGGCACGAACATTTCGATCTCGTGGGCAAAAAGCTCTGATGCTGAGAGCAATCTCGCCGGCTACAAGGTAGAGCGTTCGACCAACGGCGGCAGTTCGTGGAGTCAGATTTATCAGGGTACGGCCACCAGCACTACGAACAACGTCGCCTTCGGCACCACGTCCGTGATGTACCGCGTCAAGGCATACGACACCGAGGGTCTGGAGTCTGGCTGGCGCACCAGTTCGCAGGTAACGGTGGTCAACAACAACGCCCCGTCTGCGCCGCCGTCCATCGCAGTGCCGAAGGATGTCAAGGGCGGCAGCACGCTGGTGATCTCGTGGACTGCGGCCAGTGACAGCGATGGCAACCTGACCGGCTACATTCTGGAGCGCAGCACCGATGGAGGCGGCACCTATACGCAGGTGTACAAGGGCGATGCTCTGACCTACACCGACACCATCACCAAAGGCTGGGCAACTGTGATGTACCGTGTCAAGGCGTATGACAGCTACAATGCACAGTCCGGATATACCACCTCCACCAAGCGCACAGTCGATAACAACACCACTCCGACGATCACGACCTCCAGCGCGGCCAGCCTCGGCTCCAAGTCCAGCGGCTTCACCATCTCGTACTCCGTGGATGATGTGGATGCCAGCGACACCCTGACCGTGACCGAAAAGCTGGACGGCACGACCAAGCGTACCTACACTCCGACCCGCAAGGCAACCAACAGCTTTGCGGTCACCGGGGAATATTTCCAGAAGATCACGAACGGCAGTCACACCATGACCGTTACCGTGACCGATGGCAAGGCCATCGTCACCAAGACGTTCACCTTTACGAAGGCCGTCACCGCCGCCAACATCACGCTGGCGCAGCCGATGGAGGCGGATGCCCAGATCACGCTCTGCGCCATCAGCGTCGGCGGTCTGATTCCCGCCGACGCTATGTTCAAGGTGGAGGTCACGAACAACGGCAAGGACAGTTCGCCGGTATGGGAGGACGCCACCACCGAGGCCCGGAATGGCCGGAACCATTTGTTCACGAACCAGACTGCGGCCAACGGCTTTGCATTCAATTTCCGCGTCACCGCAGAGCGCGGCGCAAGCGGCGAGAGCGGTTATATCGCTTCGATTCAGGGAGGTTTCCAGTAATGGGTTTGAAAAGAGTAAGAGTCGATTCTGTAGCCAAGTTGCAGAAGAAGAAAACGATGGCGGAATTGCAGGAGGAGAATGAAGCCCTGAAAACCAAGGTTTCTTCTCTGGAAACCAACCTCGATAATACCCAGATGGCGCTGTGCGACGTGTACGAACAGCTCATCGCGGTCACATCCGCCGCAGATAAGGAGGCGTAATCATGGCAGAAGTCTATGCAAACCTCATCCGCCGGGGGCGGAAAACCATCGAGCAGGTGCCTGAGCACCTGCGGGAAGAAGTCAAGGCCATTCTCGCGGCGGACGGCAACGCATGAGCCGCCTGCGGGAATTTGCCTTAAAAATATTACTGAGAAAGGAGAAAGGTATCATGGCAGTCATCTATGCAACCCTCATTGTGAAGGGCAAGAAGACCCTCGATCAGGTTCCGGCGCTGATTCGGAAGCAGGTTGAGGAAATCCTGAAGGACCTCGAAGTCGAGGTCGAGTGATCGCGCAGGGGAGTCGGGAGAACCGGCTCCCCTCATTTTTTGTATGACGAAGGAGAGGAGGTTCAGATGAGCCGAGCATGAGGAGTTCAAGCGTCGGCTCGAAGAGGAAAATGCCCGTCAGGACAGACGAATCGCCTTGCTGGAGGAAAGCGTAAGCAAAATGGGTGCACTGTCCACTTCGGTCGAGAAGCTGGCCTTGAGCATGGAAAGCATGGTGACGGAGCAGGAAAAACAGGGCAGGCGGCTGGAAACACTGGAAGACCATGATGGCGAAATGTGGCGCAAAGCTGTTGGGTATGTCGTGAGCGCCGTCATTGGCGCTTTTGTCGGCTTCTTGTTTACCCAAATCGGCTTTTAGGAGGTGTGTAAGTTGAGCATCATTACGTTCCAGCGCGGGGATAAGACCGCGCTCACCAAGAACTTTACCAAGTCCGAGTTCGAGTGTCCCTGCGGCTGCGGACAGCAGTCGGTGGACACGGAGCTGGCCGAAAAGCTCCAGTTCATCCGAGACAAGGTGAACCGCCCGCTGAAGATCACGTCTGGCTACCGCTGCATCACGCATAATGCGGCGGTTAAAGGCAGTTCGGGCAGTAAGCACCGCTACGGCATGGCAGCGGACTGGAGGATGGAGAATCGGAGTATCAACCCTGTGGCACTGGGCATCCTTGCTCAAGCCGTGGGGTTCGGCGGCATCGGCATCTACTGGCACAGCCGTGGAGCCTTTGTCCACGCCGACACCCGTGGCACGAAAGCGACGTGGCTCTGCACCACGCCTGGAAAGTACCCCAGTACGACCTACAACAAGTTCGTGCTTCCCACCATCCGCCGGGGCTGCACCGGGGACGCGAACCGCAGTGCGACGATCATGCTCCAGAAGCTCCTGAAGCTGAAGGCTGATGGCCTGTTCGGAGAAGGGACGGAAAATGCCCTGATGAAAGCGCAGGAGGCGCATGGCCTGACTGTGGACGGCATCTGCGGCCCTGCATCGTGGAAGGCACTGTCTGGCGCTGACAAGTACCTGTGAGAGGAGATAGGCTCTATGACGAATAGCAAAGTGTCCATCGCTACGCTGGCCCGCACGGCTGCTCTGGCGTTCGCTCTGGCAAATCAGGTTTCGAGCGCAGCCGGGAAGCCCCTGCTGCCCATCGAAAGTTCGGAGGTGGAACAGTTCGTGACCACCGGCCTGACCATTGCCACCAGCGTCGCTGCGTGGTGGAAGAACAACAGCTTTACCGCTGCCGCCATCGAAGGTGATAAGCGGATGAACAGCCTGAAGAATCAGGTTCACTGAATGAAAGGAGTAACCGAATATGAATGAGTTTACGAGAAGCCTGCTGTACGTTGCCCTGCTGGTCTGCGTTCCCATCGTGACCGCCTGCATCCAGAAAGGCATTGCCGTGTTCATCGAGTTCATCGTGGCAAAGATCAACGACATCAAGGTGCAGCGCCTCGTCCGCGAAATCGGCAGTGCGGTGTCCGATGCCGTGGCCGCGATGAACCAGACCTACGTCAACGACCTCAAAGCCGCCGGGACGTTCAATGAGGCGGAGCAGAAGGAAGCCCTGATGCGGGCCGTGTCTGCCGCCCTGAAAAGCATGAGCAGCGACGCGCAGGACTACATCAAGAGCACCTTCGGCGATACGACCCAGTACCTCGAAAATCGTATTGAGGCCCAGATCGACGCCAACCACGTCGCCGCCAAGCAGGCCGCTGCCCAGAATACGCTGAATCTGGGCTGAGTCAGCGCAAAGTCAGCGTAAAATGATAATCCCCCTGTACCATGACCCGTAAAAAGGCTGGTGCAGGGGGATTTTTTGTTGGGGGTTGTAAAAAACAAGAAGATATGGTATAATATTTGTTGAAGCCTCTAAAAAGAGAAAGACACCATTCCAACTTGCACGTTGCGGTGTCTCTCTGTATCTGGCATTAGCCTATTTACTGTAAGCATTAAAATATTAGCGGAATAGCGGCCTACAACGTTTCCTGTTGACATTATACTAGAGGTTTCATTAAATGTCAAGCTTTCAGGGAATAAAAATGGCGTATTCCTTATAGGAAGGAGCCTTTTATGACTAATTATTCAGTCCCCACTCTCAGAAAATATGCGTATCTTGGAAATTTCGGCAACTCCGTTCAGGAATTGGCCGATATGGCGCGTCCGGAACGTTGGAACTACGCTGAAACACCCGGTACGCGGAAAAACATCATCTTAGAAAATTACGTTTACCATACGTTCAATCGTCTCCGGGCGCAGCAAAAAACTAACCCCGAGCGCAATTACATATACGAAACGGACACGGAGATGTGCTTCAATACAGGTCTATTCACACCGAACTTTGAACCAATCTTTGTTCTGTTTGACAGAAACGACGCTGAACGTCGGGCGAAATGGAAGCTCAGAGGATTTTATAAGGAATCCGCAGTAGAGCTTAGTCAGATCTCCCCATTGCCGGAACGGGCAAGCTATTTTGACAGCATTTCGGATTTGATGTTTGACACCCGTCTCGAAATGCGTATCAATATCGACCACATTTTAGAAGACGAAAGGAATCGCAAGCGTATTCCAGAACAGTATAGGGATATGAACAATCTCCCCATGTTGTTCCGGGCCGCATTGGATTACGCAAAAATTCGCGTAAAAGAAAACTATAAGGCGGCTGTGCCTCAGTATTATCACGGACGCATTCAGTTCTTGCTCCCTATTAGCTTGGGCGATCCTAAAAAGGTTGACTTATCGCTCGCAGTTGGTGCGCGTAATGGTGTTTACACAGGGCACACCTGCTTGACGCTGGATATGGCTTACAACAACGCTCGTCTCATCGCTAAGCCTGAAAGTGATTGGCTTATCGGCTCATAAGTCGGAGTTTCTCCCCCTTTGCACTCTATGTGCAGAGGGGGATTTTTTGTTTGCACGGAAATTTCGATGGAACAACGTCGCCAGAAAAATCAATTCTCAAAATAGCCAAATTTTGTTATGCACTTTTGACAAATCCTTCCCAGAGGGTTCCAGACGTTTCCCAATACACTTTTACCCGTAACCAAAATGCAAATTCAGAGGTTTTCCAGAGGCTACCAGCGGCTTGGCATCAAATAGCCAGTGGATATAAAAAATATTTTGAAAAAATTAAAAAACAGATTGACTTACCAGTTGGGTAAGTTATAATGATACTAAGATAAATTACCAAAAAGGTAAGTTATCTACAATTACCAGCATCCGGCTGGTAAGTTGGAAGCACGAGCAGGAGGTGTAACAAAATGAAAGGCGAGTGCAGCATGACCGCTTTGGAAGCCAGCCGCTTGATCGACTGGCTGAAAGCTCACGGTCACACGGATGAGGAAGCGACGCAGTGCATTAAGTGCATTGCCGGAGTCCTCGACCCCGCAACCGGCGAGTCTAAGAAACAGTAAAGGCTAGGTTCCCCACACAGTTTGCGACCCTGTGGGAACCTAGCCAGACGGAACGGGATGGGACCTGCCCCATCTCGTTTCCATCTTATCAGGAGGGCAGGAGAAAGTCAAGAGGTTGAGAACTATGTATGATCTGCGTGAACACAAGGAACTGATTAGCCGGTTGGTTTCCGAGGCCAACCAGAACGACCCCAACTGGGAGTGGTCGGTCAGACGCCTCAGCAAGAACGTGGCCTGCATCTTCTGGGGTTACCTCGAATACTGCGATGAAGCGGAGTTGTCGTTTTCAATCAAGCTCGGCGAAGCCGATGGCAGATGCTGGGTTGAGGCTCGTAACGAGCACGGTTGGATACTTGAAAGTGAGATTGTAGCTGACAAGGACCTTCCATTCCTGAACTGCCCGATTGACAAGGCCATCGAGAAGATGGTTCGCTGCATCGTCAACACCGCTCATGCCTGCTACTGAGAGCATTGTCCGCCGGTATGCAGCGGACATCGGTTTTGCGGTAGTCGGCGAGCTGACCCGCAAGCCAGAGTGGGACGGCGTAGCCAGCGGCCCGGAAATTGGGCTGTCTGGCTATTGCCGGGTCTGGGTGGATGAGGGCGGCAACGCCTACTACGTTCACGGTAAGGAATGCGCCATCATCGACCCGGAAGGCATGGTCTACTGAACGCCGGTAAACTCCCAGATGTACTCCGTAAATTTTTTCGATAAATCTTCAAATTTCGTTTGACACCAGTGGTGGGTAAGTTAGAATGAAGATACAGAAAAACATACCAAAACGGTAAGATTATGGAGGAACAGACGATGATGGAACTCGAAGCTATGAAGTCTTACATCCGTGAGAACAACCTCACCCACTTGGTCAAGGAACTTGTTACTGAAACCGACATGGATGTCGCATCCGCTGTTGAGTACGTTTATGATATGAAGACGCTCAGCAAGGCTCAGTTCGCAAGCAAGTACTTCGGCTGATTCGAGAATGGAGGCATGGAATATGAAGAACGAGTACATCGTAGCGATTGACTACAGCGCAAATTACAAGCCGATGACCATTGATTACAAGATGCTGAAGGCGGAGAATCTGATGGATGCCATGAACGAGGCCGAGCAGTACATGGACAAAGAAACGGTCTACCTTCTCAAGATCATGAAGCGCAGCGAGGCAGCTCACAAAGTCAAGGGCGTGGATGCACGAGAAGCCACCTACACCGACGTCCTCATCAACCGAGGCAATGGCTGGCACAACACCGATGCGGCTCACTGCGAGCAGCCTTGGATGAGCCAGATGTGGGTGTACAACAACGGCTTTGTTGACCTCTACTACTGCGAGGAAGTCCGACCCGCCTGAAGATGGCCGCCGGCACCGGCCGAAACGCCCTGCTGGGCGTCGCGGGAGCCACCCGCAGATACATGATATTTTGGAGGTTTTAGCTATGGAAAACAAGAACATGACCGCTGCTCGTGAGTGGGAGAACGACCCGAACTGCTTCCTGCGGATGCTGAACAGCCCCGCACAGCAGCGCAGCCCGCCGCCAGAAGGATGCCGACCGGGAGCGTTTCAACAACGTGCTGAACGCCGTTGCCATCGGTGCAGCAGCCTTTGCCGTCACTCTGCTCGTTATCTGCTTTGTTCTCTGATGGAGGTATCAGCTATGGATAGCCAGAAACTGACCTATCCCGAACTGCGGGACCTGTTCGTTGAACACAACAAGACCCAGCTTGCAAAGCCGGTGAGCGCCTGCATCGTATTTGCTGACAGCAACTGGCCTGACCGCCATTACCCGCTGCGCAGCCGCACCTATGAGGTCAGCAGCGACAACAAGGCTTTCCGGCCGAGCTGCTGCTCCACCAGCCTGTTCGGTTCCTGCTTGGATGGCACCGACCAGATGGTTCGCCTCGACTGGTACATGAAGGACTTCGGCAACAAGGGCGGCTGGGTCGTTGACCACTGCTACCTGAAGGAGAACGGCGATGAATCCGATGTATGATTGCTCCGGCTGGCTTGACCGGTTCGGCGGAGTAACGGAGCCGCCTGATGACCGGGGCATTGAAGAAGAACCTGAATGGCAGCGGCCCGAAGAAGCCAATGCCGTTTGCTGGAGTGACTGATGGAGGTGAGTGATATGGGACGTGGCAATGTTTGTGTAACCGGCTCGTATGAGGGTTTGTTCTACATTGACAACGATGATCTGCGGGTCTACCGCAGGAATGACCCCCACGCCAAAGAGGAGGAAACCAGCTTACAGCGCGACCTCAGTTACGAAGACCTTTCGGGCGATGAATGGCTTCTTGATGAGGTCGGGAGCAGTTACGAGGAAGAAGACGTTCTCGAATGCTTCTGTGCCGAACTGCGGAAGCTCTGTCCCAGCTTCCAGCCTGCGGCCAACTCGAACGTCTGGCTCGGCAATGAGCGTCGGGTCATCCTCGAAAACGAGCTGTTTTACATCTGCGTGGAGGACAACGAATGGTCGCTGGCTGTCGAGCTTGTCCAGAAAGACGGCTACTCCGACTGTGAGAGCGCATGGATGGCCGGTCTTCAGAAGCGGCGCTATCGGGAATACCTCGATAGCATGAAAAAGGCTCTGCTGGCCCGCCTGCCCAGCATTGGCATTCGCACCGGGGCATGGACGAGCGGGACTATCACAAGAGAGGAGGCGGGCGTATGCTGAGTGACATGATTGATGATCTCGTCTGGGCCGACTGCCCGCAGGAAAAGGAAGCAGCTTACCGGCAGCTCGAAAAGCTCGGCGTTGACCGCATTACCGCTGATGTCATCGCCGATGAGCGCCGAAAGGAGGCGCACCTGTGAGCCGCTATATTTCCCCTGAGGAGATGAATGAAGCTCAGATCAGGAAGCAGTTGGACGCTGAGTATAAGCACTGGGATGACCTGAAGAAGAACGGCTGTTCTGACCCTGCATGGCCGGATGGCGTGAATCTGAACCTTGTTCGGAACCACATCATCTACTGGTATCGGCTCCTGCGGGAACGCACCAACCAGACCGTGCAGCTCTCGATGTTCGACGCTGGTATGGATTTGAGGAACGAGCGGCCGTTGCCGCCGGAAGTCCCGGACAGGTACATGGTTCCGACCGGGAAGTACCCCGACCGTCTGAACGGCAAGTGGGATGGCCTGATTTTTGACCCGACAATTTGATGAAAGGATGAAGAAAGATGACCGATGAAAAGAAGTTTGAGGTTCATGCAGAGATTACGGCTCGGCTGACCCAGCAGGATGTCGATGACATCATGGTTTCTGCGCTGGAGGGCGGCATCAACTACTGGTGCAGGCGCGTTGTTGTGCAGGGCAAGTATCTCGGGGAGTACGCAAGTGAACAGATTTCTCGTGGTGGACAGCTCGCCGTTTGGCTCGAAGAACCGTTTGAGGATGACAAGACCTGCTACATCCTCGACCTCGACAAGTTCCTCGCCGGATTTAAGCAGTGGCTCGAAAATTGCTACGCCAACTGCGACGTTGTGGACAGCACTGATGGCTCCGTTGACTGCGGCCAGATTGATGCCACCTGTGCGGACGAGATTGTCCAGCACGCACTGTTCGGCGATTTGGTATTCGGCTGAGGGGAGGCAAAATGATGATGGCATGGTTGATCGTGGTAGATCAGTGGCTCGAAGCGGCCACGAACATCCTCTGCGCCGCCTTTTGGGTACTCGCCGGGGCGATGGCTGTTGTATGGCTGGCAAGATTTTTTCTGGGGAGGCATTGAAAGATGGAAAGCAAGAATATTCCCTATGCGCTGCGGATGACGCTGGCAGTGCTTGCAAATAAGCCCGATGATGCCCGCAGTATTTCTGCTGAGTGCGTCACCGCGATGACCAAAGAGCTGATGGGCGTTGTAAGCCGGTATGACCTGATGGACTTCCCGTTCATGGTCGCTGCCCTGCAACTCACCGCGACCTCGCTGGAGTCCCTGCTGGACGAGCATGGCAAGGGGATTGCTGACGGCATCGTCGCCAACACCACATGCATCACCATTGATGCTTCCGAGCTGAAGCGTCAGGCTAAAGAGGAGGAGTAAGGATATGGAAATCAAGCGTGGCGACATTTGGTATGTGAGCAAGGACAACTACACCGGCTGTGAGCAGGCGGCAGGCCGCCCGGCAATCATCGTCTCCAACGAGAAGAACAACGCCTGTGCAGAGGTGGTAGAGGTCGTATACATGACCACCCAACCGAAGAAAGACCTGCCGACGCACGTTCTCATCCGCAGTTCGGAACGTGAAAGCACTGCCATCTGTGAGCAGATTACGACCGTATCGGTTGACCGCCTGCTGGGCAACAAGGGCCACCTGACCCCGGCAGAGATGACCAACGTGGAGGTTGCAATGCTGATCTCGCTGGAGCTGGAAGTTGGAAAGCCCGTAGAGAAAATCGTGGAGGTCACGAAAGAAGTTCCGGTCATCCGGGATGTCAAGGTGTCTACGCAGGCGTCAAATCCGAACATGGCTGCGGAGCTGGCCGCAGCGAAAGCCAAGTGTGAAATGCTCCAGACCATGTACGAGAGCCTGCTGAATCGGGTTCTGGCTGGAAAGGCAGGCTGATGGTATGCGAGCATCTGATATGGTACGCGCAGCCCTTGCTGGAGCAGGGAAGACCCAGAAAGAGCTGGCCGAACACATGGGCTGGACCCCGCAGAACCTCAGCGGGCGGCTGAAGAACAACTCGCTCACCTTCGATGAGCTGTCAAAAGCTCTGCACTTTGCCGGGTACGAGGTTTCGATGAACGATGCCAGCGGCGCTGGTCTCCCGGAACTGGGCAACAGCACAAGCCCTGCTGTGGCGCAGACAGTAGACGGCGTTCGATATGACACCCGCAAGGCCGAATCGCTCTGCTCGAACAAGGCCGTGATGTTCGAGGACTTCTATGTGGAGCTGTTCGAGGATGCCGCCGGGAACTACTTCACTGTCCTCTACCAGCTTTCTGGATGCCAGCATCATACCATCACCCCGGTCAGCCCCTACATCGCCAAGCAGTTCTGGGAAAGGTTCAGCCGTAAAGTAGGGTAAGCCTCCATAAAGTATCTTCGGAATACCGTAAAATTTTTTGTGAAAACTTCAGCATACGTTTGACTTACCAGACCGGTAAGTTAGAATGAAGATACGGAAAACAACTTACCAAAACACGGAGGATTTAGAAATGCTGAAGGTGAAAGAATACAGCAGCTTCGAGGCTTTCGAGCAGGACGAACACCGGCAGGACGTTGATCTGGTCGCCATCGTGAACAAGCCGGGCGGCATGGTTTGCGCCGACCTCATCACCGACTGCAAGATGTGGCAGACCGCGGTCAACCGCTTCTTCAAGGCACTGGCCGGGGATGAGCGCTTTGATGGCTGGCAGGAAACCATCACGGAGTGCATCAAGGAAGGCTTCTGGCAGGACAAGGCGCTGACCGATGGCAAGTACACCGGCGGCTACTTCTGGGAGGTTGAAGACCTCGATGGCCGGTTCTACATCTGCCTGAATGTTGTCAGAAAGGAGGTTGCCTGATATGACGGTTCTGGACCACATGAAAGCCGCCGGGTATGACCCGAACGCGGCACGCAATGCGGATGATCTGCGGCGTATGGGAGCCGGTACGATGGAATGCGAGAGCATCCAGCTCCGCACGTTCCGCTGCCGCCCCTACCAGTACGAGGGCGAGATGTTGGCCGTAGAGGCCACCGCAATGGTTCCCTTTACGGATGGTACGCAGCGGCCCTACCCGGACGGATGGCCGAGCAGCATCAAGGCAAGCGCAATGGCTTTTTTCAGGATTAAGGAGGATGAGTGATATGGCAAAGCGGATGATGAAGCTCACCGTTGAGGAAGTCCGGGCGAACATCCCGTACGACCTCATCTGCATGGTTCGCTACGGCTGCACTTGGAGCAGCGGTCGCCGCCGCAGGGCATGGCTGGCCGACTTCAGCGAATCGGAGCGGGAGGCCGCAGGGCGGCTGTTCCGCATGGCTCACAACTGGACGGTCGGCCGGGGCGTTCCCGATACCGTGCAGATGAGCCGGAAGACGTTCCACCTGTGGCAGAAGCTCGGCGACTTCTGCGCGTCCATCTGAAAGGAGAGGTCCGAATGGAAGAACGGAAATGGATTCTTGGCGATGACTTAGCAGCCTGCGATAACCTGCTGGACGGCATCACGTTTAAGGACGTGATTCTCGCAGTTCACTGCAACTGCCGCGTCATCAGCAGGGAGACCGTCACGAAGCAGTTCTTTGAAATCCTCGAACAGCGGCTCTTGGACATGAACGAATTGCTGAACCGTAACATTGACAAGATTGCAGAAGAAGCACGAAAGGGGAGAGAGTGATATGAAAAAGGTCATCAGTCCGTGCGTTTGCAAGGTGTACACCCGCAGCGGCAATGAAGCTGCCGCACGGGCATTCTGCGAAATCCAGTTTGAGGATGGCAGACTCAGCATCACCGGCGTTATCGGCCCCATGCCGAGCGGCAACTGCCGTGGCGGTGCTGGTCAGTGCGTTGATGCAATCCGGGAAGGCCGCCCCTGCGACGAGTGGACGCAGGAAATGCTCGACAAGTTCTGCTCCATCTGGGATGAGTGGCATCTGAACGATATGCGGCCGTACTGCAAGCATCAGAAGGAGCTTGGCTGGGACAAGCTGGCCGTCACGCCTGTCACCCTGTACCACTATCGGCTGAACAGCAAAACCCTCCGGCGGCAGGAATCCATGAAGAAAAGATCGTGGAAAATGCTCTGCGATGGCATGACCGCTGCTCTGAGCGATGACCAGATCGAAGTTGCCAAATTGCCGTACAGCCTTACGCTCCCTCACGAAATCTCTGGCGAGGCGGCTTTGTATTACGAGCCGCAGAAACCGCTTTATCCCGGGATGACTGGAGCGACCGAAACAAAGACCCTCGGCTGGCTCCATCCCGATGAACACCCTGATGGCATTCTCGGAAAGCCCTGCCCGGTCTGTGGCTACCAGTATGGCCACGCATGGCAGACCGAAGAAGTTCCGCAGGAAGTGATCGACTGGCTGTTCAACCTGCCTGAGTCGCCCGTCGAACCGGCGTGGGTGTGATTATGAGTGGCTATGAGCAACTTTCCATGTTCACCATGAACGTGGACCCGATTACTGCCACCTGCTGCATGGATGGTTGCCCGGCTCGGGCCAGCCCGGTGGAGCCGTGGATGGCAGCACTCATCCCTGCTGGAGAGTATGTGGTGCAGATTGCTGGGCATCCGCTGGTTCTTCGGCCCATGCCCGGCAGACAGGCCGACATCCAGCGTGGGCATGAATACTACCACTACATGATCGGAGGGCGGCTTTATGCCGGCACATTCGTTGGGAGGGATTCTGGATGATGGACCAGATCGTGGTCACAGCGGCGGACATCGAAAAGCTCCTCGCATGGCGGGATGAGCACAACGATCTGGTTCGTTCGATGCCGGTTCCCCTGCGAGAAGTGGAAATCCAGATTGTCGAGAGCGGCATCTCCATCAAGTGCTTCCGCTCTGACAAGAAGCTGAAGCTCTACCTCGACAGCCCGGCCCGGAAGCTCGGCCACGTTGTCTTCGCTCCGCTGGGCAACGGCTTGTGGAAGAAGAAAGTGAGT